TAACCATCAGCCAACAGGCGCAGGTGGTCAGCCTGTGTATTTTGTGGTGAGCAACCTGTCTAACGTGACGGTTTCTGCCCCGGCAAATGCGACCCCGCAATACTCGCTGGTCTCTGTTCCCGGCACGATTAGGGTGTTTACGATACCTTATCAATTCAGCCCGAACACCAGCATGTACATCGCTTTTATCGGAGAAGCGGCATCCGAGTGCTACTTCACGCCGGGGGAAGGTCTCTGATGACTGACAAGAAACCATCGCTATCGGTTGGCCGGGGGGAAAAGCTCCCGGTCAAGCGCGGCAGTGGTTTAACGGCGAAGGGACGCGCCAAATACAACCGCGCAACCGGTAGCAAGCTCAAGGCTCCTACCAAGGACAAAAACAACCCTCGCCATAAGTCATTCTGCGCTCGCTCCCGTAGCTGGAAGGGTGAGCGCGGCAAGGCGGCAAGGAGACGTTGGGGATGCCGCTAAATGGATATGCAGAATCTCATAAACATAGGTCTCAGTGCTTTTATGGCTGGGTTGGGTTGGTTCGGTCGCCAGCTCTGGGAGGCTGTGTCTGAGCTTCGGCGTGACCTTCATGAAATTGAAGTCGATTTGCCTTCAAATTACGTCCAGAAGAGCGAATACGGAGAAACGATGAAGCGCATCGAAATCATGTTCGAGCGCATCTTTGACAAGCTAGACGGGAAAGCTGACAAATGAGCTTTGGGATAGATGATGCCATCGCGGCGGGCCTACAAGTTCTGAACAAGTTTGTGCCTGATCCTGAAGCTCGCGCTAAGGCTGAGTCTGACTTGAGGACGGCCCTTCAGTTGTGGGACAAGGGACAAACAGATGTTAACGCTGTTGAGGCTGCTAACCCTTCTGTGTTTGTTTCTGGCTGGCGTCCTTTCATTGGGTGGGTCTGTGGGTTTGCTCTTGCTTATCAGTATGTTGCTGCTCCTTTCATTATGTGGTTAGCCCTAACCCTCCACATCCCCTTGGCGACCCCTCCCAAGCTGGACGAAACGCTCTGGCAGCTAGTCTTCGCGATGCTGGGTCTGGGCGGCATGAGAACCTATGAAAAGATCAAGGGCGTAGCTTCCAAATGAACAAGAACTGGGAAGCCGCTTTTCAGTGGCTGATGAAAGAAGAAGGTGGGTTTGTGAACGACCCCCGCGACAAGGGTGGCGCGACGAACATGGGCGTCACGCAGGCCGCTTGGGAGGAGTACATAGGCCATTCGGTAGCTGAGAGCAGCATGAAAGCTCTCACAATGGGCATGGTGAAGCCGTTCTACCAGTCCCGCTACTGGGCAAGAATCAAAGGCGACGGGTTGCCCTCTGGCGTCGATTACTGCGTCTTTGACATGGCTGTGAACAGTGGACCAGCTCAGGCTGCTCGCTTCATCCAGCGCGTCTGCGCGGTGACTGCGGATGGCATCATTGGTCAAAAGACCTTAGACGCCATCCACTCTGATGATCCCGCAGAGCTTATCAATGCCTTTTGCAATGACAGGCTGGAATGGTTGAAGACCCTATCCGGCTTTAAGACTTTTGGCCGGGGCTGGGCTTCTCGGATTGAGCGAGTTCGGAAGCGGGCTTTGACTCTTCTGTCCTGATAAGCTCGCCCTCAAAGACATACGTCCCAACGTGGCCCAAATTCATCCAAGGGGCTGCGTAAATCTTGCCCCCCTGAAGCCTCCAGATGCGACAGAAATGGTAGTCTTCTGACAGCAGGCGGTTGGTTTCAGGTTCGATGCTGGTAGCGAAGAACTCGTAAATCTTTTCACCGACAGGCGTGTTCCCAGACAGGTCAACAACGTCATTGCTGTAAGACGGGACGCTCTCTTTGAGCTTTTCAAAGACCTCCCGCTTGATTGCCATCATGCCCGTGCCGCCGTTCCATATCTCCAGCGGCTCGTGCATAGGCACCGTTACGGTAGACGCATAGTCCACAAGGTTGATGACGAACGACCCCGTGTACCGTTTCAGGCTGTTAACATCAACGTCATCCATGACGGCCTTCTCGACCATCTGCCAGTTGATTTCCTTCTTGGGGTATATGCCGCAGATCACATCCTTGTCGGCTTTCAGCAAAGCCACAACGTCATCCGCTGCAAACCGAATGTCGGCATCAATGAACAGGAGATGGGTGCAGTCTGTTTTCAGAAAGCCATTCACCAGCGAATTGCGAGCGCGGGTAATAAGACTTTCGTTGTACATGCTGCTTACCATTGCACCGATGTTGTTGGACTGGAGCGCAGGTTGAAGCTGAAGCATGGATTGCGCGTACATGCCCGTGCACATGCCGCCGTACATGGGCGTTGCGATAAAAACTTTCATTGATTTCCATCCACTTTGGAGATGATAAAGATGAGTCCACCCACCACTATCAGCACAATAGAAACGGTAAGAAGGATCATGGCTGAGGCTCCTCTTTCTTAGCGACAACAGCCATCTTGGCTGCTCGCCTGATCTTATGGTCAATCCACTCTTCAGCGGTTGACGGCAGGGGTATAGAAACAACCACCCGGTCTGTTGTCGCTTGGGCAAACTGCGCCGCGAACGACAGGTAGTTAATGCAGTCGATATAATTGTCTGCCTTGGCTCGATTGACCCTGACCCTCGACATCTTCAGGCAAGCCATAAACATGTTAGCCAGCCAAGGCGTCATGCTTTCGCCTGTCATCAGATTGTAGAGCAGACAAGTCCGCTCAAACATTTCGTCTACGTTGCCGTAATCCTGACCCCGGCTATCAACGGTGCTGATGGCATCGTCTAGGATTCTTTTGTGATCCATGTCAGTCCCCTATCCTTGCGGCAGAGTCTCGGAGGCGCATCGTTGTGATTGCCCTGATCCTCTTGTCTATGTGCTTGGAGGCTTTGTGAGCCTCCCTAGCTATCTTCTTTTGCTTCTGAAGCTTTCTGATCTGCTCCAGAGGCTGCGGCCTTGTCAGTTTCCACCATAGGCGGGAAATGCACCTTCGAATTCTCCACATCGCGTTCCCCAATCAGGTCCAGAAAGTCATCCAAACGCAGGATCACAACGCTCTCACGCCTGTCGCCTCTGGCAACGACCACTGGGCGCTTGCGCCCTTTAGCCGCCAAGGTTGCCTGATCTAGCCAATCGTAGAGGGATAACTTTGCGCGACGTTTACACTCCAGAATGAAGTCTTGGAGGATGATGTCAGCTCCACCTTCACGGGTCTGCATCAAGTTTCTGGCTGCGTCCCAGCCACGGTCTACAAGCGCGTGAACGATTTCTCGCTCATAGATCGCGCCTTTGGTTCTCTGCATCTTTCCCATTGTGTCCCTTTTGATCCATCATAGTTAAAACACCAAAGACAAACCCAGTCCCAGCAACAAGCGTAACAAAGATCATGTCAATCATATTGACGCCAATGCTCATTATTTCTTCTCCCCTTCAAGTGCAACGCGAGCGATCAGCACCGCCTCCTCGTGACCGTCCGCGCAGTACACCTTCCCGTGCGGCGCGTGCGAGATGCGGCGCAGCACTGCCCGCAGCCGCTCAATCTCGTCATTTTTTTCAATCACTGTCGCAGTCAAGGTGGCGTTGATCTTGCCGATTGTGTCCAACAATTTATGTTTCGATCCACGCTCCCGTGAAGGGAGCGACCCTTCGCCCTCCTCGCAGTCGATCATCAGAATGGAACCTCGTTGTCATCGTGATCAGCCTTGGGCCAAGCCTTCGTGTCGCCAGCCTTGTAGTTGTCAACGCTGATGGCAATCAGGTGGTTCTGCGGCGTGTCTTTCTTCCAAGCGCTGATCTTGAATTCCTCGCCCTGCTTATAGTCACGATCACAGACGAACTTGCCCTTGTAATCGGGCTGCTTCTCTGTGGTCTTCTTGTTGATGAAAAGGACACCGGAGCCGGGACGATTCTGATAGTTGCTCATGCTTCACCCTTGATTGTGTTGTAGGTTTCTTGGTTTACAATGCGAAAAGCAGACGATTTCTCAGCGCGCTCAGAATCAGAAAGCTTCTTCGCTTGCTCAATCTGGTTGATCATCTGCTCGTATTTGGACAGCCAATCGTCACTGTCGACACACCAGCGGTAGACGCGAACGCTATCGCCATCTGGGATGTGGATGGGGATGCCGGAATCCTCCATCTCGTCAGAAAGTTCAATCTGAGGGACGGGAGGAATGTCGAGGGCGATCTCCGCCCTTACTTCTTTGAAGTCGGTAATTTCTTCAGGTGTGTATTCACCCACGATAACGCCCGGATACACAGATCGAATGCCTTCGCTAATGACGCGAGCGCGTAGCATAGCGCGAGGATACAAGCGCCAATTATCTTTTGTCGCCAAGCCGATAGCTTTGGCTTGAGAGAGGGTCCAAGTAACTTCAAGAGTGCCTCCTTGCGGGTGCGAGAATACGCCGGTCACAATCTCGTCGGTGTATTGTGTCCACTGTACCTTGCCGCCAGCCTTTTGAAAACGGGCCAGCATAGCGTCTGCCTTGAGGGCAGGCCGGTTCTGGATGATGTGATAGTCCTTGGCGACAGACGCCGGGTGGCGCCCCTCAGCCTGCGCCACGGCCATCAGAGCTAAGACTTGCGTCTTGTCCTTCAGGCCAAAGAAACCACACTTGGCAATGGCCTCAGCCATGCGCTCTTGTTCAGACCACGGAACGATATTGCTCATTATTTTGCCTCCGACTGTGATTGAGTGGCAGGCACAAGCTCAAAGCCAAGGTGCTTTGCTGCTCGCGTCAGAGAAGCCATCATGCCTTCGTGATGGTAGCTAATGTCGCCCGTCAGCCAATAGCAAAGCAGAGCGCTTTCAACGGCGGCTGCGAGGTGGTAGCGGACTTCGACATATTTTATGTCGGCAGTGCCAACTAAGTCAGTGGCGTTACTCATTGTTTTGTCTCCGAT